AATACTGAAGGGCCTTACTATAAAAGATTTCCATTTCGGACATCCAATTTTTGTTAAGCAGGTCTTCTGGTTCTAACTTAGTTCTAAGTTCTTGTGTAAACTTTTGAATTTCTTCTTGAGACATACCTTGCATTTCCATCTCCATTTTAGAGATATCAATAGCAGTCTTTTCATCAACAGACTCTTTAATAGCATTAAGTAGCTGTTCATTCTTTTCTTTAATAGCCTTACTGGACAATAACATAATATGAAATGTGTCCTTACGAGTTAACATTTCTCCTTTGAGAATATTAACTTTGTTTCTAAGTTCAGGATAAGGTAATACTGTTTCTTCAATTTCACCAACAGATAAACCTAATGGATTACAGAAAGCTTCTAATTGCTCCCTGTAACCCGATAGATCATTGTTAACTACTTTATACGAATTCAACATTACTTCATAATCCTCGTGGTAAGGGAGTTGAAATGGAATATAATGATTCATAAAATCTTTGAACCATTGACCATCCTTTTCAAACTTCTTACTTTCTGAAATCTTTGTATTAATCATGTAGTATAAACGATGTATTTATTAAAAGCTCTGCTAACGCAAAACTATTTTTTAAAGCTGATACAAGTACTAAAGTAGGATCAATCAAATTAGGATCATACTCTCTAGTTCTTACATTATATGGTATAAGTTGAGCAGTTGTAGGAAGATTAGCATTACCTAAAATAGTATGATAAGCAGACTCAAGAATATCCTTCATCCAATTATCATAATTCAAAGATAATTTCTTTAATGCAATTCCCTGACCTTCTGAATAACCCATTACTAAAGCAGACTTACAAGCTCCAACAGCATCCTCAATTCTATCAAATTCTTCTTTAGCATTCTTCTCTGTAATACCACCTACATATATAATAGCAGATGTTTGTTGCAAATTACTAATTCTTTTTTGATAATCTAAAATAAGATAGTCTTCAGTTTCAACTTCAAGTTTAGCTGTAAGTTGTTTAATCCTATTTCTAATTTTCTTTTTATCTGGTCTATTATAGACAATAAATTCAAACGGTGTCACAACAATCTTATTAGCTTCAACACCTGTTAAGAACGTACTTAAATCTTTAATATTCTCTTGTACAGATGCTCCCCAACCTGGGGTTTTAATTAAACAGATTTGCATTCCAGAGTTCTGCTTATGTGTTAATGCATACTTAATAATGCCATCAGAAAATCCTGGAGCAATTAATACAATAGGAATCTTTAAGCCGTGATAATGATCTGCAATTTGCATGAACTCTCTAGTATCATTCATAGATTCTTTCATAATATGAATCTGTGGATTTTCAAAAGAACAATATCCGTTCTGCATATTAGCAAATCCAGGATTTACAAATGGAGAATCAAAAGACAAACCTTCAGATACTTCATAATAAGTCTTAGTATAATGCTGTGATAACTCAACTGATATTCTAGCACCAAATCCAGTCTTTCTATAAATCTGTTCAATTAAACTAGCAATATTATGACTCTTGGACGAAGTTAATGCAATCTTATAAATATCATCATAAGATTCAATCTTAGTAGAACTATCTTGTAATTGAGTAGTAATATTCTCAATTTCTGTTCTTACATAATCTAATAGATCATTCACTGGTTGATTTTCACATTCTTTAAATAATCTGCTAACAAACTCGTTAGTCAACAAACTAGTTAACGTAGTACCATCACCACATTCAGATACTGTTTTGTTAGTTGTATTAATTAACAACTGTGCTCCAGCATCCATCTCTGAATCATTAAATTGAATTTTCTTAGCTACAGAAACTCCATCTTTAGTAAAAGATAAATCTCCTTTCTCATACATTAAAACATTCTTACCTACTCCACCCATAGTTGAAGTTATAATATTAGATGCTTTTCTTACACCTTCTAACACACCAGCAATCTTATCTGTATTGTTGATTAATCTGCTCATATTTTTGTTTTACTCTTTGTGTTTCATCTCCTTTAAACATATTTGGATTCATCGAAATAATAGCTAAAGGATTATGTTTATTTTTATTTTTTACTTCTTGTTCACTAACATGTTGAATTTCTTTAAGCGCTAATGGAAAAATAATAAATGAAGATACAGCATCAAAGTTACCTTGCTTTAAATCAAATTGCATAAGCTGTCTAACTAGAAATATACAGGGAATAGTTTCAACTACTCTCTTATTATCCCAACAAACACTTAATAACCATTCAGCAGTGTCATCTATCATTTCAATTTTAGACTCTCTGGTAATACTATTTACACCATATTGTTGAACCTTTTTAGCATAAGCATTAGATCCTCTTGATCTTGTAGGTTCTAATGCTAATAAGTACAATTTATCCTTTCTTAAGAAATAATCTTTCACATTACCACGAATACCTTCAAACCAAAATGATCTTGGACAATTACCATAGTAAGCAATTAACTTCTCACATATCTCATTAAATCCATCTTTACCACCAACATTCTTACCTACATAAGAACATACCATCGTTTGTTTAAAACCTTGTTTCCAATACTTAGGATTTAAATATCCGTAAAAAGCGCCTACAGAACCACCAGTATCTAAGTCATCAGATACATATGGATCCAATGTAAACAAGTACATATCATCTGGTATCTTACCATTAATATATTCTGGCTCATGAAATATAATAGGGCAACCTTCAATAGTACCCATTGATCTTTTAAAAGGAAACTCGTAAAAAGGTTCTTTAGTTTGATTAAGATCTGCTCTTACACCATTAGGTTGTGTACTATCCCATAATAAATCTATAGGTCTATAACTTCTAAACTTATTATCTTTTAATAATTCTCTCTCTCTTTCTGTTAACTCCATTTGAGGAAAATAAGAACCTTTATTACTAATCCACATATCAGATGGAATAATAGGATAGTTCATTTTCTCATTATGAAGAATAACTGGATCCAGCTTAGCAGCAGCTTTCATTCTGCTATCCATATAAAACTTTAATGCTCTTTCTACATCTGTATTACCATTCTGATCCTTAAACCTTAAATCAGACAAATATACGGGTAGAAATAAACCAATTTCTTTAGCATGTTCATCATCTTCCCAAATATTATCAAAAGCCAAGAAATTATAATCTCTAGGATTATTAAATACTTTCTTAGACTGTTGAACTAATTCAATATTACCAGATGTACCTAATGCTATTTGTACACCCATTTGCTCACCATCCACAGATACAGTACCAACGTTAGATTGTAATGCGTCAATGAAATTAGGCATTAAACCTACTTCCTCATATACACATATATTATAACGTCCGCCAGCAGCTGCTTGGTCACCATCAGCTTTCTTTTCCGAATAGTTAATGTGATATAAAGCTGTAGCAGTACCTTCTTTCTGCCAACCATTAGCAGTATCTACTTCATACTCATATCTAAAAGGATTCTTCTTATTACCTGGTTTAACATCACCAACCCATGATCTCCAAAATGGATTAGGTTCATAATCTACATCTCTAGGATTACCCCAAACACCTAAATCTTTATCAGTACCCATTAGATATAATCCTTCAGTAATTTTCTTAATTAAATCAGAACTTTTATCTGTAATAGCAGCACCAACAGCAACTTCAGCTGTAGAAGGCATTTCATAATCTTTTTTAGTAAAAGACTTAATACCATCATGTGTTAAACAATGTCCACATATACCAGCAACATCATAACTCTTACCTCCGGCCTCTACATCCAAATATTTGTAAATTCTGTGCAGGATTATAATATAATGCTCTACCATAATCACCGCCATTAAGCCTTCTTAACAACTCTCTTGCAGGAATATAAATCTTTCTTTTACCAGTAGAAGAATGTAGATCATTAAATCTAACTCTTGTTTCAGGATCATGTGATAGTTCTAATTCCTTATATAATTCTTCATTTACTAATGCCCAATCAGCAGAGTATCTGTCATCTTTTTTCCAACCTGAAAATCCTTGTGCTTCAATGAAAGCATAATGAATATGCCAATCTAAATCCCTAACAACAGGCTTCATATAACTTCTTACTTTAGTAGTCTTAGAAGTATGTTTAATCTTCCAGAAGTTACCATAAAAAAATAAGGTTGGTGGCATATACCTCCAACCTCCATTATCAAATGCCCAAAAGCCATCAATACACCATTTAGTATATTGGTTCCATAAAGAAATATATCTTGGATTATCAGGATGAATTCTAGGTATATCAATTAAAAAGGACTTAATGTTTTCAATTACAATTAAATCCTTTTTAAGATCTTCTATATTAGTTATCATCGTATAAGTTATTCACTACTTCTTTAACTAAAAATGCTAAGTAGTAAGCATATGCTTCATTTGGAGGATTACCAAATTCTAATCCTAAGTACTCAAATAGAAATTCTACAGCATGAAAACATTCATGTACAATAGTTCCTGTACCAGCATCATTAGTTAAATGAATTAATACATCACCACAATCTAATATAACAGTAAACCCTTTATATGCAGCAGTAAATCTATCTTCAATTTCTTTATGATGCTGTTCAGGAAAAGATTGTTTAAAAAACTTTAACATCTTTTTCTTACTATCTCCTCTAAATACTACTACTGCTTTAGGATAAATAGGATTATGAATTATGTATCCTTTATCCATTTATCACAGCTTTTGTTAACATCATAATTGCTATCTCATAATTAGTTTGTGCTAATGCAATTTCTCTTGCGTTATCTGATGTTTTATATAACTCTGCTAAATCAATTAAATCGGCAGTAAGCTGCTTAACTTTCAGCACTTTATCTCTAGTTTCTTTAGAGAGTTCTTTGTATTCCATAACGGCCATTTTCTGACCTTTAGTATATTCTTTCATTCTTCTTCTGGTTGAATACCTTTTCTTTCCATTAATGTTTTTTTCCTTCCACCCATAATTCTCTGTTCAGCTTTAAACTTAATAAACATCTTCTCTGCTTTCTCAAAGTCTAAATAAATCTTAGGTAACTTAGCCTTAAGATCAATAATATCTTTAATGTTATCAAACGATATTACTTGTTGAGATAAGAACTGTGTAATTTCAATAAGCTGATCCTTCTG